AATCATCCAAACAAATATAGCTAACAATTCAAAACATATATATGGAATTATTAAGCTTTTAAATTTAGATGCTATAATATTTTTTATATCTCTATCTTTTACATTTGTATGTTTTATCAATATTCCTGATATTATAAAAAACAATGGCATATGAAAAGAATATAACCATATTTTTATATAATTATTTCCGGCATATACATGTCCTAATACAACTAATAATATTCCAAATCCTTTAACGTAATCTAAATACTCCATCCTCTTATTTCCCATAAAATCCCTCCTTGTAGAATTATAGCATACTTAAAGGAATTTTATGGATTTATTTTAGTTAATAATTATATTGCAAGTATCTGAAATAGTTCCATTAGTAGTATCTTCAGATGTACAAGTTATAACAGAACTACCTATCGCTTTTGCTTTTATAGTACAATTTAATCCATTTGGTACTAATTCAACATTTGCATTATCTGTAGCCCAAGTTACATTTTGATTTGTGGCATCTGACGGAGATAATGTGGCAGTTATATTTTGTGTAGTATTTACTTTTAAATCTTTACTATGAAGTATTGCATATTTTAATGTATCATCACTTGTCAATAAACTATTTTGTATTTTTATATACACTGTAGTTGTATCTTTATTTATAAGATATACAATTAAATTTGCAGTATTATTGTTTTGGACATGACCAATCCCATTATCTGCAGTGCCGATTGCATTCCAATAACCAGCTTTACTTGGTCTACAAAATACTACATCTCCTTTTGATACAGTTACCGGTATATATTTGTCACTCTGATTAGTACTGTCTAATGAAGATAAATCCATATCTTTTAACATAGATTCTATATAATTTTTATCTATTGATATTAGTTTTTCATTTGCAAAATTATCATCGGACATTAATTTTATATATGGATAAGTTGAATTAGAAATATAACCATTTCCTTCCTTATTTATTAGTTTAATAGTAGTAGCTGATGGATTCTTGTCTTCTTTACTACTATAATATCCAAATCTTGTATTATCATTTGCAGAATCCGACATATATAAATTAATTTTACTATAGTCAATTTCAATGAAATCAGTTAATATTTTTGATGTGTCAGTGGTTGAATTTTCTACATTATTATATATTTCTTTTCCAGAATACTTAGTTATTGACGATAAATCCACATTTTGTATATTACTTGACATATTTAAATTTATGTTTTGTTTGTCTAATTCTAATGTTGTTACTGGTACTTGAGAAAAATCATATTCAACTAATGAATTTATTTCACTGTCTACATAAGCACTTCTTGCAGTTACAAAATCTGTTATTTGTTGTAAATGGTTTATATTCCCTTGTGGTATTGATGGATATACTTCTAAATCTTTCGCATACAATTCATTGCCTATAATACTCATAAAATCGTTAAATAATTTAGTTATATGTTCAACAGATAAAATATTTGTTCTTAATTTTGTATATCTCTCTTTTAATTGTTTAGCAAAACATTTTTCTATCCTTTGCCACAATAATGAATTAGTTTCTTGATATTGCTCAGGACATTGATAATTACTATTTACAAATTTACTTCCATCAAAATATAAACCAAATGTACTGTCCATATCATATGAACTGCAAAGCCATTTAATTCCATCATATGTCATCATTATTAAATTTTTTGCCAACCCATCTAATCCACATATATAATATTGGAATATATAATAATCTATGGCACTTTGAATGTCTAAATATTTTTCTATATTATATATAAATTGATTATCAGTTGTATTTTTAATACAATTAATTAATTCATTAAAACTTACTTTTATATTATTATTCAATATATCAGGTATTTCTAAAGACCAATCTGCACCGTTAATATTTGCGTTTTCTCTAAACTCACATGCATTAGATAAATTATTGTTTCCATTGTTATTTATTTCAGCACATAAAACAGCGTGATTAGGATTAGTATCGTCCATATTAAACATCCAAGCGTCTTTAGGTATATTCCAAGTATATATACCTTGATAGACTCCATTTACAGTAACTTTTACAGGGAAACCATCAATAGCACAATTATTAGGTGATTCTCTTAATTCTTGAGGTAAACTATTATAATCACTTCTACTTTTTACTATTTCACTCCAAATTTTAGCTGATACAATATTTCTAGCATGAGAATGGTCTATATAGTTAGCTTTTAATACAAACTTATTTTGTTTTCCCCATCCGTTAAAATTAATTTTTTGTTTATTTAATTTCGTTGAATCTTCATATAGTTTTATAGTGAAATTCTTTTTATCATATGCTAAACTTGAATTTCCTTGCCATTTTGTGTTAGATGTACCAGTCCATTCAAAACCATTTATCCTTACAGTAATGGCTAAGTCTATTGCATTTGCCTTACTCATTGTGCTTATATCACCAGTTAAATAAACTTCTGGTATGTTATTTCCTGTTACAATATTAAATCTATCTATTAAATTATTATTAGACAGTACATTATATATTTCCTGTAATATGCCTTTTAAATTTGTAGATGTAAAACCTATACCTTCTAAGTTCGCAATATCTTTAAATTGCGAATTAAGTGTTTCTATATCTTCACGAGCTTTACTATCTTTAAAATATGCTATTTTGCCTGTATCTTCATCTTGAACTTTTGATATATATTCAGTCATTTAAATCCACCTCCTGTTTATATGGTTGCAGTTTCAGTAGTTGTATTTAATTTTATACTACTGAAAGTCATAGTTTCTGTAGCTGTATTTAATTTAACTGAACTTTGCTGAGTTGGTTCTTCTGTTAAATCTTTCATACAACTTGCCTTTACCCTATATTGAAAAATATCACTTGTGGCTTTTTTACTCACTCCATTTTCTGTAAATGCATCTAATAATTCACCTATACAATCACCTGATTGATTTGTAAATTTATAAGGCAAATCAAATCTAAATATAGCTACATCATCATCTTCTCCAGTTTGCAAGACTCCTACTTTATCTACTTTTTCGTGTGTTTTAGGTTTTTTGACTGTTAAGGTAAGATTATGATTAGTAGCTTCTGAAACCCTTAAAAAAGAAAGTAAGCCTTCTGAATTTGTAGCTTGCAATTTAATAAATAAAGTTGATATATTTTCATCTGAATTATAAAAACAAATATACCCATTTTCGTTTGTTACTTTAGAATTTTCTAAATTGTAATTTAACGTAAAATCTCTTAAAATTTCATTCATATAATACCTCCTAATCTGTATAAGTTACTGTAGCCTTCATAACTCCCGTGCATTTCATATAATGATCTTTATCGAAAGTATGTTTAAGCCCAAATCCTTTCATTGTTCCATTTTGTATAGCAGTTAGTACTGCACTGTCTGTTATTGTAACTGTTGTTGTTGCATTCATTGTAAGATTAGCAGTTTTGCTCCAACTTAAATAAGTAGGCTCACCAGAAGGCCTACTTAAATGATTATGCATAACTATTTTAGCTTCATTGTTACTTGAACTACCTCCACTTGTACGTTCTATTTTTAGAACGACCTTTGTTATAGTCTTGCCTTGCAATTTACTGAAATCACTACCAAAGAACCAACAGCCAACACTATTAGAGGTCCATTTCCCTTGTATGACTAGGTTATCTTGTGCCCAATCGCTCCATGTATAACGATATGTATCTCCATAGTCAGAAGTGAATGTAACTGATTTACTTGTTGTAGTTCCTGTATTAGTATTAGTTCCAGTTTCAGTCGTAGTGCTATCTACAGTAACTTTGTTGCTATCTTGTATTATTTGTGATGAATTATCGTGAACTAGTTGACCGCTAGGAATAGAACCATCTTGAATGCATATTGTAGCACCATATATGGCTCTAGCAGCATAATTATTTGTTTTCCCATAATTCTTATACATGATAATTTTACTGCCTCTAGCTTGTACTCCATTTTGAGAACCTATAATTTTGCAGTTTTGCATTAACAATGTTGTTCCATGTTCTGCTCCTATAGCATAATAAGAGTTTGATGTTGTTTGACCATATACATTTATGCTTCTAAGTGTAACAAAATTGCAATTCGAGAAATACATTCCGTAATAATACGTGTTGCTACCTACCATAGATGCTGGCATTACAGCAGGTCTTTGACTATCTACTCCATCTGGAATACCAGTAACAGTAGTAGCTCCATATATGAATAATTTAGCAGTGCAATTATATCCAGCTATATGACCATTGTAATTTTTCATGTTCATGTATAAATATATATCACCATTAGAAAATCCCTTCAAATTCAAGTTTTCATTACATTCTTTGTCTAAAGTAATATAGATGCTATTACCATTAAGATTTTTTGGTAAAGCATCTAAAAAGCCTTGTACAGTATAAAATTTTGCACTACTAATAACAGCAGATGCATCATCACCATCTGTTGCTATAGTCACATTTATATCACTTACAAGCGAATTAATAATATCTTTACTGATTATTTTTCTAACAATAAGAGTATCGGCGGTCATATTACCTTGCGCATTAACTGCCCCATTGAAATTACCATTGTTAGCGGTCATAGTTCCGTTTTCATCTAGAGAAAATCCGCCATTCGCTGATACATAACCTTCGAACTTTATATTTTTAGCTTTTAATAAGATATCTGAAGTTGAAAGAAGTTGTATGAACTCAGGTGCTATAGTGATGCTACTTTCTTCATCATCAGAATCAAGTCCTTTTGCTATTAAGCTAAGTTTCTGAACTAATAAGGTTAACATTGGTATGCTTTGCATATCAATTAATATTCTTCCATCTTCGCCTAAATAAAAAGTATTTTTTTCGCCATTATTAGTGAGTATATTCATAACACTATTTAAATCAGCATCTAATTTTTTATATCCGACTTCTTCTAGTTGATCATTTAAATTACTTTCCTTTTCATTTTCCAATATTTTTTTTATTTGATTATAATTTTCTGAATAAGTAGCATGAGCTTTTTCTAGATCATACTTATCATCTTGTGTTATTTCTCTATTTGTTATTACTTTTTCAAGCAAATTTACCAATTCATCATAACTAGAGGAGAAATTATCATGTTCTCTAGTTATAGTCTCTATATTGCTCATAATAATCCCTCCTATGATTTTTTAGGTCTAGCTACAAATAAAACTTTATCTGGAGTATTCTTTGTTAGAGCTATTATTCTTACCCCATTATCACATTTTGTACTTTCAATACAACTCATTACTCCGTTTACTTCTCCTACACATATAGCTACGTGTGAAATTTGCATATATCTTGTAGTTGTAAGTTTATCTCTATCGTAGAATATCAAATCTCCTTCTTTTAAATTTAAGAAGTTTGTTGTGTCTGCATCATGTAAAACCCATCCATGTTCAACACAATATCTTGCTTGATCTGCAGATAGTCTCGGTAAAGTTATTGCCCAACTATATGCAGTATTTCTTTTTACTTTTGTCATTTTATTATTTTTGTAAGGAGTTTTATCGTATTTCAGTCCCATAAATGTATACATTGATAAAGTACTACAGTCTATTTGATATTTTTTTCTTTCTGAATCATACCATCTGCTTAAATTTGCAGATGGATTTTTAAATGATGCAGGAGTGGATGTAGCTGTTGTTGATTTCCAACCAGAATATTCTAGTTCTGAATGATTTAAAAATGTTTTTGCTATTTCAACTACTTTTTTGCCTCCAATAAAATCTTTTTCCTTTGTCGTTGTTGTTCCTGCTACTTCTTTATAAGCTGAAGCATAATATTTATAATCAATGTCACTGTTTACATTTTTCATTATTATTAATTTATAAGTAGTATTTGATTTGGGTAATAATTGTCCAGATTTGCAATCATCACCTTCGATATAACAAATTTTACTTTGTGAATATTTAAAATCATCTGTTGTTGTAAATTTTATTCTTGCATAAAAATTTTCTGCAACTTTAGAAGGCAATTTAAATGTAAGTCCATTTATAAGTTCGTAATCAGTCATTTGTGTAGCTTTTAACACTACATTTATTGTTTTACCTTCGTTTTCTGAAGGCTTATCATCATCGTCACCACCACTAGTATCTCCCTCACTACTATCATCTTTCTTTTTATATCCGATAGGAGTAGCCAGTAATTTTTCTTTTATTGCATTATAAAAAACACCAATACTGGAATCATCCTTGAAGGTATAACCATCATTAGTGTAATTGGAGTTCAATACTTTTATATAAGTTTCTAATTTATCAGAAACATCTAATAAAAATACATTTTCTTCATTATCACAAAACTCTTTTATTTGAGTGTTATAAGTATCTATAGAAGTATTTACAGTAGCATAATTTTCGTATGCTATACCAGTATGTAATTCTTTTAGTATGAAAATCGGTGTATTTCTATATTTATTTTTTAATATATTAACTAATATTTTTACTCCGTTTATACCTTTTTCTGTTAGATCATTTAATCCAAAATGTACAAGTGCATAAGGAGTTGAACTTGGATAAACTTTTTCATCATCTTCGTATAAGCCTTCTACTGTAGTTAACAAATTATTATTATCGTCATAAAAATCATATGCATTTGCCTTTCTAACCGCTTTTATGTACACTTCATTCATATCTGTTTTGTCTACAATAGGACTTTCCTCTATATTATTGTTATCAGCTTCAACTAAATCGTAAGGTCTTAAACAAAATCCATATTTATATATATCTGAGTAAACAGCCATATAACGAATTGCATTTGGCCAATAATCCCACTTTCTAGCATGTGCTACCATATGAGTACCATCGACCTTACCGCAATAAATTAATGTATGGTGAGTAAAGTTCTTTGACATTGCTTTACTTCTTGTAAGAGTATCAGGACACTCTTTATTACACATCATTATAATATCTCCAGCCTTCATGTTCTCAATAGTTGTCTTTGTTATCTTAAACATTGTATAACCACTTTTTTTCGTTGCATAGTCAACAAGTGAGCCATAAGCACAATATGAATCATCATGAAATATACTTTTTAATCCAGCTTCACCATAGCAAGAAGTAACAAGACTTGAACAGTCATAGCATATTGGATTTTGTAATCCATAAAACTTACCAGGATGTTTTCGAGGCTTTTTAAAATTCCATGTTCTATATTGTTGGTCATATGTTGCTAACTTATCTCTATGCTGTTGAGCTATAGCTTTTGCAGTATCAACTATAATTTGTCTTATATCAGATGCACTTGCTTGGCCTGTTCCTTTTGGAGTAGATGTACCAACTCCATAACCTAATTTATTACCCTGTGCATCCACATAGTAAGGTAATTGGCCGTTTACTACTTTATACCAACACAAATACAATTCTACGTTATTTGGAGTTCCTAATCCTTTAGTGTCTTTAAGAACTTGTCTGTAAGCTGCAAAATCAAATTTTCTACTATCAAGTTCCTCATAAACTTTTAATCTTGTTTCGTTTGATTGGTCACTTAAATAATAAGAATCTTTAAAAGTATATCCGTACTTGTCGCACACATATTTACTTACTATCCAGTTAAGTGAACCTTGTCCCATATTGTTAGCTACTAATCCACCAAATATATTTCCGTGTGCATAATCAATAGCTTGACGTAGTTCCCAGCAACCAAATCTTATTTGATTTAAGATATTTTTATCAACTGTTATTCCATTGACTGTTGTGTTTCCGGCTTTGTAAGGTGTCATTGTTGCATAAGAAGGAAGAAATTTATAAGTGCTGCCGTCTAAATATTTTATAGTTTGTGCCTTATTTCCCCACTCTTTGAAGTATGTACTTCTTTCACATTGCATTAGTCCATATCCACCTGTCGAACCAGTAACACTATAAGGGTCACCTCTAGATTCTCCCATTATAACCGCATACACTAGATTTGGATCTAAACCAAATTTTCTAGCATAATGTTCAACTATAAGATATAGTTTATATTTATTTCCTGTAGATGATAAATCGTTAAGATTAGCCTTGTTTTGATATTTACCTATGTCATATTTCTCATATAATGCTAATGCTTCTGCATATTTGTCATTAGTTTCATCGGTAGTAGATACAGTTTTAGAAGTTTTTACTTGATAAAATCTGTCATCCCCAAGCCATACACCATTTTTATAAGAAGTTAAATAAATAGGGTCACCATCTTCACCTTCATCGGGAGGGTCTGGTTTTGGATTTATAATACTACTAATTTCATCGAATATTTTATCTATCTCTTCTTTTTCTAGACCCATTTTTTCAAGATATTCTCTTATTTTAGAAATGTCTTCATCTGTTAAAGAACCTACTCCTATATTACCTAAAAATTCCAGAACATCTTTTAGTAGATCATCTTTATTTAGACTTTTTATTTTACTTTTTACTTCTTTATAATTTGCTAATGTACATTTACTTTTATTTTCCCAATCTGTAAAAGATAGTTCTAACTCTGTTACCCTAGCTTGTAAACGTAAAGAAGGTATATAATCATCGTCTATTACATATACAGTATCACCTATATCAACATCATCAGAAAGTAATAATATACTTGTCTCATAATCAAGTTGAGGTTCTTTTCTTCGTTGAAGTTCTTTCCATGTTTCATTAAGTAAGTCAGATGCATTACTAGCATCACATTCATACACTCCTGTTATATAACTTCCATCATCATTATGAAAATATATGTGCGCATCTTCATCTGCTATAAAATCTTGATTTAAAGGTTTATCAGTAGGGTTTCCATTAGCTTTTAACCATTCTACATTTTTAAAATTAATTCCATTTTGACCATATCCAACTAATGCACTACAAAACTCTGTTAAATCTTCATTTTTCTTAACATCATCTAAATTTCTTGAATATTCAAATCTTGCATTTGTGATTTGTCCTCGTTGCTTATATACGTTTATATACTGTTTATAAACTTTGTTATTTTTTATATCTACAGTAAATTCAATTTCAATGTCATAAGTTTCTAAATTATCTTGGATTACTGTATAAATTGGAGTCGGTTTTTCAACCTTAACACTTTTAAAAGTCGTAATAGAAGGGTCTACATAACCTAATTCAAATGTAGAATCCTGTAAAAGTAAATGAAAGAATGTAGTAACATCGCCCTGTAATGTACTTTCTCTTACAATTTTATTTAAAAGTTCTAATCCTGCTGTTTCGCAATAGCATTTTTTTATAACTGCACCATTCGTATGTTGACTAGATGTATTCATTATTTGAAATAATTTATATTTATTTCTATATGAAAAAACAATAAAATTTCCCTTTTGTACACCTGTTGTTCTTTCATTTGCTATTGTAGAAAATTCAAAACTTTCAGCTCCAGTATTTAAATAAAGTTTAAAAGCATCATCAAAAAAAGGACTGCTTGGATTAGTCCCGTTATTTGATAATACATCTATTATTTTTTTTCTTCTGTTTAAAATGTATATCTCAGTTACTAATTCTTGCAACTAATCCAACCACCTTTCATTATAAATAATCGAACTTGTAATATTGGCATCACTAGATATTCTTAAATCAAAATCACCAGGAGGTATTTCGAAGAACTTACTTCCTATATCAACATGTTCCATATTTTTTACATTATTTATATAAACTTCATTATTGGCAAAATCAACTTTCAATTCGTCACCTTCTTTGAAAATTATTATATCTTGCTCTTCATCTTGATTAACTTCATTTAATTTAGTTATTACTAATCTATTAAATGTCATTGTATCAACAACATCTTTATCAGCATATTTTCCAAAGTAAACAACTATATGATTTAAATCACCAACAGGAAATTTATCACTTTTTATAACTTCACTTGGTAAAGTTTTTTCAATTTCGCCTTCAGAATTATATTTTATTACCTCTGCATACCATTCATTTTTTTCTCTTCTTATAGTAAAGTGACCTTTAAATTCATTCCAGTTACCATATTTACCACTTCTTAATGTTTTTGTACTCACAGTTAAACTGTCATCTGAAACATTTGTAACCGTTGTCGTTTTAGCTTCAGGTACACTAAAATCTTTATCTTTTAAAAACTCTGTATTTCCAACTTGAACAAATGGATATGTAGCTTCATACCATTCGTTTTCATCGCATAACATAACCTTAAATAATTTGTTACCAGCTTGATCTAATCCGTAGCATTCGAGTAGACCAATTTTATCTTCTGCAGCATCAATTTCTTGGTCTGTATCAATTTGTACCTTATCTCCTTCAATAATATAATTTGTATAAATATAGCCATTTTTTCCTTGATATGTTGCTTTAGTCCATTTTCCTTTACTAGCTGTAATTTTAGGATATACAATAATAGCAGTACCTTTAGGTATTGTTGCTAGAAGTTTAGATTTTTTACTTCCAGATACTCTTAGAGATGCTGCTTGTTTTGTATAATATGTTGCAGTTGTAGTTGTTATTTTACTTAAACCAGTTGATATTTTAACCCAGCCAGTTTTGTTGTTATATGTAGTTTTTATCCAACCATTAGTAACTTCCTGTTCGTTTACTTTTAAAGGTGTTAAATATACACCTTTTTTAATACTTAATAAAGTTTTACTTTTAGATAGTCTCTTTTCTTTTAATTTTACTGTTGTAGCAGTTACTTTATATTTAGTTGTTTTTGTTTTATCTGTAGAGCCAATTTCATTATATTTCAACTTACCTTTACTATCATGATAAAAATACATACTACATTCAAAATCAGTAACATTAGAAGGTAAATTATATCTAAGTGCAGGCCCATGCCAGTTATCTCCGCTACCATAATCAGATGCTTGTATGCACCAGCTAGTGCCACCGTCATTCGGTTGAATAGTACCAGTTATAGTTCTCTTTGCATCAACTTCACCTGTTACTGAAACAAAATTTTCAGTAGTTTCACAAGGCTCATAAACAATAGTTGTACTTTCTTCTTGTTTCGGCTTAGTAAGTGAAGGATATTGACCAATTAGTATTGATTTTCCATTTTGACCATCAATTTGACAGTATGTAGCATTTCCTTCAAAATCCACATTTATAATTGCTGGAGTACTTGTGTTTCCCTCGTTAGAAACTGATAAAGTTTTTTCACCATTAAAAATTTTGGCTTCAGGATTATGTGAAAAAGGTGTAGGACATATAAAAGACATTTTTATTCTTCGCATACCTTTTGTGATTTTCTCTTTCGAAAATTTACCATCAGGGATAGCTAAATAAACTCTTCCATTATCATCTATAATTAGTTCTTTTTCTTCTGAAACATTAAATACAGATGATATTGTATCGATAATACTTTTACAATCTTCTTCTGTATCAGCTTTTATATCAAAAGTAACAGTTATTTCTTTATAGTCATATTTGAAATCTTGATAATATCTACCAGATCGTGATGGAGGGTCTATAAAATCATTTTTTCTTTCTGACATAAGTGTTGTATCTATAGAAATTACATCTACAAACATTTCTAAATCGATGCCATCAAATTTAAACACTTGTTATCCCCTCCAATCTATTTTTTCTTTTTTCAATCTTTTTATTTTTTTGTTGAACAGGTTGAGCTATTATATCAACAACTTTTGTTTTATCCATACTAGCATCAACATGAATAGGTCTATCTTTTATATCTCCTATAGTTTCTTTCAATGTTTCTCCTAGTGAATTAGCAATTTCTTTTACAGTGTTATTACTTACACTATTTACAATTTTAAGATTACTATTACTACTAGCTTCTAATGAAAATTTAGTTGTTTCAGATTGAACAGCCATTTTCATTGCATTCTGCATTTCTGTAGTTACATTTCTAGCTGCAGCATACACTTGTTCAGCTTTATTTTTCATACCAACAATTAAACCTTCGTCCATATATTCTCCATAATCAGTAGTAACTTTTGAAGGTGAATTTATTTTAGCAGTCTTTTTCATTTCTGCATTAACTTGATTAACAAGACTTCTTGCCGCACTAACTGCTCTTGATGTACCACTTTGAATACCTTGAGTAACCCCGTTAGCCATTTGTTGACCGATTTCTCTTGATTGAGTTCTAGCAACATTTTTCATACTTATCATTTGTCTTGTAAAGTTATTTCTTGCTTCTCTTGATTGAGTAGTTATAACTCTTTTCATTGATATCATCTGAGATGTAACAGCATTTCTAGCAAGTGTTATTTGTGTTTTAGATACATTTCTAATTGATATCATTTGAGATGTAAGTTTATTCCTAGCCTCTGAAACTTGAGTCGATATAACATTCTTCATACTTATCATTTGTGATGTAACAACATTTCTAGCATTTGTAATTTGATTACGTATTATATTACTAATAGATAGAAATTGGTTTCTTACTATATTAGACACATTTAAGCATTGATTTCTAGCTATGTTTGATATACTTACAAATTGATTTCTTGCTATATTTGCACATCCAACTAAACTCGTTCTTAAATTATTTTGTAATGATGTAAATGCTTGAGAAATCGAATTTGAAACACTTTGTGCTGTTGTCTGTAAAGCTGTTAATTGTGTTTGTAATGCTTTTATTTCGTTAGCATCCATACTAGAAAGTTTAGTATTTATTTTATTACTATTGGAATCTTTATTAGTGTTAAGAGGTTTTTCATCACCAGTCTTTTCATCTGCATAAGATTCACCAGTAAACCATCCCACTATACTTTTTATTAATCCAGTTCCACCTTTGCTAAAATCAGGTTTAGAATTAGTAAGCCAACTTGTTACTGCTTGCCAAAGTTCAGATGCTCTACCAGTAAATCTATCAGTTAAATTTTCAATAAAACTATCAATAAAAATATCTGCAAAACTACCAGTTAAGGATTTTATTTGTTCGCTTCCTTCTATCCATGTATTCATTACTGATGCAACTGCTTCTAAAGCATCATGTATATTGTCTGAATTGTTTTTTATTCCATCTCTTAAAGCATCTAAAATAACTTTACCAGCTTCTTCTATCTCTGGAGCAACATCTTTTACAAATTCTGAAATTTGTTTAATAGCACTTGAAATACCTTCTCTTATATCTCCTTTGCTTTTTATAATTCCTTGACAAATTTGATGTATAATTTCTTTACCTATAGCTAATACTCTACTTAATCCGCCTTGAGTTATAAAAGTATTAATTCCACTAAAAGCTTGTTGAATTGCTCCTGATATATCTGCATTTCTTATATATCCAAGCATATTGTCTAATGCTTTTTTAAAATTATCGAATGTATATAAAACTTGGCCATCCTCTGTAGTACCTTCTTTATTTCCGCTTCTCCAAACACTGAAAAACTCAGCTAATTTTTCAGAAGTAGATTGAATAGCAGGTTTTAAAAATTCAAATCCTTGTATAGCAACATCTTGTAAAGCAGATGATAAAATTAATAATTTATTTTTAGTTGTTTCATCCATAGCTTGTGCCATTTTTTCAGATAATCCAGTTACTAAATTTAAATTATCACAATATAATTTGAATTGTTCATCAGATAAACCACATATTTCATTTATCTCATCTAAGGAATCAGATAAACCTAAATTTGTTAAAATTTGTTCTCTAGTTGATTTATCCATATCTCCAAATTTTTCTCTTAATTGAGTTAAATTTGCAATTAAATCTATTTGGCCAGTAGAAGCACTTTTAGCAGACAGGCCATACTCTTTTAACACTTGATTAGCTTCCTTAAGTGACATATCTGGATTTAACTTATCTATTATTTCTTGTTTAGAAACAACATCTTTTAAACCTTTAGCATTGTCTACTATTCCTTTTGTATTCTCATTGATCATGTCACAAGTAGCACTATAGTCAAAAGCGTCATCATTAATTTCTTTATAAGTTAGTCCCAGTTCTTTAAATTGCTTTTTCTGAGCAGTTGTGGGATTTCTCATTGCATCTAATACACCAAACAAGTCTTCAACATTTTTTGATGTTACTTTTGCATCAGACCCTAATACTTGTAAAGCTAAAGCCATATCTTGAGTTGTCATATTGAATGCAGCACCTAAGTATTCTGTTTGACTTAAAACTTCTTTTAAGTTGTTTATTCTTTTACTACATTCTTTTCCAGTAACTCCTGCTTCTCCTAAATTTTGATTCCAATAAGAAACTGTCTGAGTAGAGTTTTGTACGCTATCAGTTAAACTATCATATGCATCATCCGTAGCATTGACAATTGATAGTAAACCTGTCATACCTGTTTTACCAGCTAAATCTTTACATGCAGCTGCTTGTTCAACTAAAGGTAATGATTTTAAACTACTTCTTAAATTTCTTAATGTTTTATCTAAATCAACTGAACCATCTTTCGCAGTAACAAGTCCTATTCCGTATTTATCCATAGCTTTTGCTACGGTTTCAGTAGGTGCACTTAAATTTGCCAACAATGTTCTCATTGCAGTCCCTGCACGACTTCCTTTTATTGATGAATTCGCCATTAGACCGATAGCAACTGATAAATCATCCATAGAAACGCCCAATGTCCCAGCTACTGAACCGGCGTACTTCATTGTTTCCAATTTTTGTGATTAACCATAGGCTCTTTATCCTATGCTCTATATGTTTCCATATAGTTTAGACTATATCTTTCATTATTCAATCTTGAATAAATCACTCCTGTTCGTGGATATTTCACCATGCAAAACTGTTTAGGTTACTTTATCTAGTCGTTACACCTTACTTACATTTCTGTAAAGTCTTGGCTCGGTATTAACATATTGAATATTAATAATCAATACTCAACTTAGCCTTCACCGAATTAAAGAGTTTTTACATGGGCAAAACGTCTACCCATTAATTCAACAGTTGTATTACTACGAGTAATAGTTGCTGCCATATAATCTACGAAATTTGATGCTTGAGATGCAGACATGTTCATTGCAGTTAAACCATCCATTATCTTATATCTAGGCTCTTTATCCTAGAACTCTTATTTTCATAAGAGGATGGGACTATATCATCACCTTCAACTTTACTTGTTAAGGTGTTCGGCGCTCGTGGGAGAAATTATTATTCGCCTATTCATTCTCCTAGTCTCTGAACCTTCCATGTACTTTTATGGCTTTCCATGGCTTGGTTGCTGATTAGCATATTAATTATTAATTTGTAGTATCAATATTAACTTAGCCTTCCAGCAATTCACCGAATGTTTTTTGAATAGTATTTCTACTAAACCGACCAATTTTTTAGTCACGATATCACTGGCAGTGCCGAGTTCAGTGGCACCGATGGTAGTTAAATTTAAAACATCTTGTATTGACGCAAGAGACTCTTGTAATGAAAATCCTGCCATACCCATATAGCTAAAAGCTTCACTCACCTGTACACTGGTGTACCTAGTGGTAGCTCCGTATTGTCTTGTTGTTTCTGTTAAGACTTCAATATCTTTTCCAGTAACACCCATAATTGCTGACACACGAGCCATTGAACTTTCAAATTCAATAGCATCTGCCATTAAGGAACTGAAATCAAAATTAAAATCTGTAACTTGACTAAAACAATCTAAGATAGTACTTGTTGCATTTTGAACAATATCAACAATTGGTTGTAATTTTTCAGATATATTCTGCAAGTTTTCAAAGAAATTTTGTTTACTAGCATCATATAACTTTGAAAAAGCAGTTACCATTGTAGTTACTGCTGCAACAACTCCTGCTGCAACTGGGCCAACAATTCCACTTAATGCTTTAAAAGTATTTGAAAAAGTTCCAACAAGAGAACTCATCTCTCCGAACACTTTTCCAACTCCACCTAAATCAGCAAAAGCATTTTTAAGTTCATTCAACTGACCTTCGACTTGATCAGATTTTAATTCAACTTCTATAACAACTTTTCCATCCGCTGCCATACTCTCACCTCCTTTTAGGCATAAAAAAAGAACACCGAAGTGTTCTATAAATCAATTAATCTATTAAATCATAATGAGATTCAGATTTTCTAAGATAAGTATTATATTCATCTAAACAATGGCGATAACTTGTATCAAATTTATCTACTCTTTTACTTTGAAAATAAACATAATCGTTATATGCTTTCATAGATTTATTTAAATAATCAAAAGTTATAGCAAAATTATTTTGTTCATCTTTATAACTTTCTTTTAGATTAAGATTTCTTATTTCATTACTTAATCCTTTTGTATTATTAAATATTTTTTTTGATATCTTCCCGCTTATACCACTGTTTATTAACTCTATACTATCATCATAAAGTTTATGATATTTTGAAAAAAGTTTTAATGTTTCACTATCACTTAATACTTGATTTTCTTCAATATTAGAATTTTCTATAGCAACACTACTTTTTTTATTAGTTATTGCACTAATTGCAGCAATTATTATAGCAATACTTAAAAAAGCTATTATTACAATAAAAATGTTTTTCATATTGGACCCCGAGTTTCTTCTCATACTATACTCCCCCCCTATAATAATATTATAGTACAAAAACCTAACTATTGTCTTAATAATTCTCTAGGATCTTCACCTTTCAATAGCATTTCTGTTATTAATGCTTGTTTTTCCTTTTCCTCTAATGACTGAGGTAAAGCATAAAGTTTTTTCATTTTTCTATAGAAATTCTTTTGTTGTTTATCTTGTATCTCAGATAAATCAATACTTCTATATTCTAATATTTTTATGAATTTACAATCACTTGATAAAGAATTAAATAATGCTTTAAATTTCCACCAGTGTAATCCTTCAATATCTTGTAAATCAATGTGATAATCATGCATAAATGCACTATAAATGTAAAAATCATCATGTTCAAAGCTATAGATAATTTCATTTTTACTAGAGTTTTCGCTCTTTTCTGAATCTTCGTTAGTACTAATAATTTCTTTCCCACACTTATAAAATAATAACATTTCTTCAACAAA